TCAAGGTCAGCGAGATTTTGCAGGCACCATCTCTCGACGGGCGCGATTCTGACTTTGGCGATCATGCGCCTTTCTCTCCGAAGCGGACGTTGCGCCCATGCCGCTGCAAATGGCACCGTCTGCAGCTCGCCACCGTTCCTTCCATGGAGTCATCGCCGCCTTGCGCTAGCGACGGCTGATGATCGAGTTCCATCGTTTCCCACGAGATGTTGCGTTCGCAGCGGCCGCTCAGGATTCCATTCACGCGCTGTTCGCAATAGCCCTTGCTCCGCTCAAAGACTTTGGCCCGCAGATGTTTCATGTCCTCGCCGAATAAATATCGCTTACCGCGGCGGATGTAGCTACGCCGGTCGGAAAAGCCAGCAGCAGCAGTAGCTTCGCGGTCAAAGAATGTGGGATGCAAGCGTTTCATGGCTCGCTCATTTTGCGGCCTCACGGTGCAGGGGGCGCTGCTGCCACAAGAACTTACTCGCCCACTTTTTGCCGTGCCAGTTACACGTATAACTATGCGGCCCTTTGTGCCCAGCCTTGCGCTCGCATCGTTCTATTCCGCTGTCACTCACCGCTTTTGCTCTGCAAGCTCTCATTGCTCCGCTCGCTCAGATTCTTTCCAGTCATGTACCGCTTGGCCCCATACAACTAATTCGGCTGTACTTGGGGTCTTCCGGAATTGTCCGTCGAATGGCAGCCTTTCAACCGTATTCTCCAATTTCTTGCCGTGGTAGCTGTAATGCTTTCCAGCATAGTCGAACTCCATCAGCCGCACAGCTAGGGAACCTTTGAAGGCCAGAGAAAATGATCTTTTGTCGGGATGCGAAAATTTCATGGCTTGGCCTCGGGCTTGCTGGCGGCTGGGGCGGGCCGCTGGGAGCGAATTTTCTCTATTCGACATTGGAAGCAGGTCTTTGGCCGTGGCTTGCCGGACGTGATGTGCTTCTGATGGCGCATTTCCATGCGCTTGCGAAAGCGCTCATGGCGTTCAATTTGGGCGAAAATACTTTCGCGCTTCATGGCTTCTCCTCTGCTCCCAAAGCGAGATTCTTTAGAAATAATCCCAACTCGGCCTCGCACTGTTGAAGCCCGCAGCGAAAATCAAAACCAGAAGTGCCGTCGGCCAAATCATCCCAGCTTTGGCGCAGCTTTTCTAAACTTTCCAGCACCTCGGCCCGCACCTTTTGATCGTGGGCGGCGAGCGCGATCCTCCGTACATCCGCAAAATTCGCCGCCAGCCATTTCACACAATCATCGTGAGAGTCGTAATTGCAATCCATAAACTCTTCGGCGCGTTCTTCGTCGGACTTTGAAATAAGCGCACCAGCAGGTAAACGCGACTCCATCTCGCCAAGCCAAAATAGAATGTCATCGCAGCGATGTGCTCGACCCAGATAGTACTCACGGTCGTTCTGAAATTCAGGATTGTTCGCGCGCTCCAAGTCTAGTTTCCTCATCTCTTGAACGCGATCTATGCTTTTGTGAAAGTACGCCCTCGCTGTAGGCGATGCGTTTAGTTCAGCGTTCAGCACCCCAGCACTTACGGCTTGGGGCGGCAACGACTCGGGCGAGGAGCGGTCAGGCTGCTCTACACCTGTACTTCTCTCGCCCGGACGAGCTGGTGAAGGGTGTCCTCGCTCATCTGCGTTGCCTAGCTCTGGCGAAGGACCCTTCCTTGCCAGAGAATCTTGTGTCTGCTCGGGCGGGGCGGTGGCTAGGAGGGCCAAAACTTTCTTCGCATTTTCTTTCGCCGTCTCGATCACAGAACATGCGAAATCATAATTATCTTGCTTGTATGGCCCTCTTCCGGCAGCAATTTCCTCTAAAAGCTCTCTGACCTCCGCACTCACTCCAGCTTGTTGGTGGGTCACGGCTTGATTCCCCTTCCATTGTGCTCCGCGTACCACTTGAACTTCGCCTGTCTGAGAGCCTCGTCAACGACCTTCACGTCCGGCCAGTAGGTAGACTTCGCAATTAGACCGTCATGCTTCATGGCCAGGATGATCTTCCGTTCGTCAGCTTTGCCTATGAGGAAGTGCCGATGCTCAAGCAACCATTGGATTTTCTGCTCTAATGTGGATACTTCGCGTTTCATATCGCGCCCCTTCCCCTTCTTGCTGCCTGCTAGGGCTTGTCAAAATCGCTGTAATACCACCAAGGATCGTCAAGATTGGCGAGCCAGCGATGCTGACGGTTGACCCATTCCAGCCAAACCCACTCATTCTCCTCGGTTAACACCGGATACCAAGCGAACCAGCGGTGCCATTCAGTGTCGTTTCTCGACTTCCATCTCATAGGCCATATACCGGATCATGCATCTCAACCTCCTTTTGCGGCGGCGCCCCCGCCTGCTGCTTGCTCTAGGGTATTCACTCGGCTAGCAGTTGCAGTATTCCAACTTCCAACACGTTCAGCCCACCATTTCGCTTCACCTAGCCTGACCCTCGCGAGAAGAACTATCAGTGGAACGAACTTGTGTTGATCGTCATGCCCATCCCAGAACTTTGCTCGTCCGCAGAAGTGACCGCCGCCAATAAAAAAGCATGGCTGGCCGTCTCGCCCCGTTTCCTTTCCGCTCAGCAGATTCAAGAGAATCTGCGTCCAGTCCACTTTCTTGGCTGCTGCTTCCCAATCAGTTTCCCGCGTCATCTCAGCCGTCATCCCCCACCCCCTTCGCCTGCCTCCTCAAATTGGCCTCGGCGGCGCCGGTCGCGCCACAAGCAGTTCAGGATTCTTGCGTATCTCGTCCATGAATTCTTTCTTGAAACAGATGGTGTAGCCGGGAATACCGCCCGTAGAAACAGACCATTGCAGATTTCCCAGCCAATACACATAGTCGAATCCAGTTTGAGTGTCCACGAAATGCCCTTCGTATCCTGCTGGGCAGGAGCGCGTAACTTCATCATAGACTTGAGTCTCCGTTCTCTTTTTGTGCTCGACCTTTGGAGCGACCATCTGCTCCTGCGCTCCGAACAGCAACAGCAGACTTCCTGCAATTAACTTTCTCATTTTCCCCCCTTCGCCTGCCTCATGGCCTCCCCGCTAGGCATTTGGATTCTCCGGCTTCTCATGCTTGGCGGTTCGCATAAACTCTCGTGCGTCGCTTGGCGGCCCTTTCTTTCCGCGTTTCTCGCGCCACATCCGAAAATCAATAATCACCTGCATGGCTCTGGCAACGTCCAGCCCGACTTTCTTCTGCATGAATTCCAGCATGAAGGCGTCCTGCTCGCTGGCTTCGGTCGCTTCGAGAATGTTCTTCGCGTGGTCGCGCGCTTCTTCGGGCGTCAACTGGCAAATTGGCTCGTCGTCCATAAGCAACTGAATGAACGGTTCTCCGTGCTTGTTCACGCCGGATTGATGCCACAGCACGCGCTCTTTTGGTTCAGGCATTTGGCTTCCTTCTTTCCGTCCCCAAGTTTTCGCGTTGATTCTTGCATCTCTGGCAATCGCAAAGGTAGCGCGGCCGGTCGCAGCGATGCCCGCAAACACGGCACATCGGCCAGGAAGCGGAATCGGTAAAGTTCAGCTCCATACAGTGGCTGCACGCTGCTCCTAGCCTTTCCACCATTCACTGGTCCTCGGCCAATCGCTTGATACTTTCACTTGGCAGTTGCTGGAGCAGGCGCAGCATGATGCTGTAGGCCACGTTCGGGTCCACGGCCGCAGAGACGTAACGATCGAATTCCTTGTGCCAGTCGGCATAGGCTTGGGCGTTGTGCAAGTCCTTGACCAGCCGTGTGCGTCCTTCCTTGTTGGCGCGACGTCGCTGGGCCTCTAGCCTGGGTAGCACAAGTTTTGCGGCTTCTGCCCCGCGCCCCTTGGAAATAAGGAACTTACAGTGTTCGAGACAGGCTAGAACGTCAGGCATCTTTCCTTCTTGTCCATGCCCGAACTTTACGGCCGGGGGCATGTTTTTTCCTCCACCATGCTCTGACCCTTAGTCTGTGAGCTTCCCGATAGACCGGATCGGTTCTCAATCGTTCTCGGTGTTTTTCTCTTTTACAGGTTTTACAGTCTCTCCCGCCATGTCGCAATGCGGCGGCAAGTAAATTATTCCCAGACAAACTATGCCCGCGCGGACAAAACTGCTTTCTTTTATTACAAGCAGAAAAATTTTCACCGCGAAGAGTATTTTCTTTTCCGGTCACTACTTCCATGTGGTCGGGGTTTACGCAAGCCCGATTGCGGCATAGGTGGTCTATCGTCATATTCGAAGGAACTTCTTTTCCTGTTATTAAAAAATAAATGATTCGGTGGGCACGCACTACCTTGCCGTGCCAGCTAACTTGGCCATAGCCTTTGTGGTTCAAAGATCCTGTCCAAGTCCAGCAGCCATTCTTTTCTTTTTCCACGCGTTTGAACACGTTTTCAAATGTCTGTTTTCTCATTGTTTCGCTTCCAATTTGCGAACAGAAATGCCAGCATCGCCGGCGAGTTTTTCGAGCAGTTCCGGCAGTTTGGAGGTAGAGACTAGCATGGTGTCACTCTTGGTGATCTTGGCGATGTAGGGCTTGAGCAGTTGCCTCAATCCCTCGGCTGCAACCTCATTCAGCGCGGCCCCAAAAGTCTTGATATTGACGAATTCGACGAAGTAGCCATTTTGCTCTGGCGGTTCGACATAGAAAAGCGTGGGCTGCGCTTCCTTGCTCTTTGACTTGGCGTTTTTTTGCTCGGCTACACGCTGTGCGCTGGCCTTTGTTCCTTGGCCCGTATCGGCGGTGGCTCCTTCCACGATGTCTTCCATGTCCTGGGTGAAGATGCCTGACGAGCGCGTTACGGCGATTACCGCATCGATCTTGGCGCGTTTCTTGGCCATCTTGAGGATGGTATTCTTCAGCGTGGGCACATCGTCGTTTATCTCTTTGCCCGCTTTCTGCTCGGTGATGGCTTTGTCGTCCTCGACGAACTTGGCGCCGCAGCCGTCTTTCTTTTTCCAGCAGAGCCACCCGCCGCCGTATTCCTCTTTGCCTTTGATGATGGTTTCCTTGCCGCACAGCGGGCATTTGCGCTTGGACTCCCGGAAACGATACTTACCTTCCCAACTGTTGCACGACCCAAAGCCTGTCCCCACCAGACGAGAATCGCGCCGAGTTGTGAGAATGCACTTGAAGGTGTAATCGAACAGTGGTGGCTCAGCTTGATAGTTTTCAACGCGCGATTCGATGGTGAAATCGTCAGCGAGGCCGTAAAGCTCGCACAGTTTGTCAGCCCCCGGTTTGAAAAGAGTTGGCTTAGGAGTTCCAGGTATGAGTCCGTAGTCTTCATCGGGCACCAGATATCCTTTCACGAATTCTTGAAACTCGGCGAGACGCTGCTTGGCAGCTTGGATATTCATCACCGGCATTAAAACAACGCCGGAATCCATCACCGGCACGATCTCAACTGTTGTGGGTGTTCCATTTCCATCGCTCATGGCGCTCTCCGTTTAGAAGCTATTCTTTTCCATCCATCTTCTGATTACGCTCTTCGATACTGCCGTCAGTACATCTTCGACGCTGAATCTCAGCACCGTCCATCCGAGCACAGCGGCTTCCTGGTACTTGTGCAAATCTTCTTGATAACCTTTACCTCTCGAATGCCGGCCTTGCGTCCAGATGCCGCCTTCTATTTCCAGAGCCAATTTATGTTCCGGCACGGCAAAATCGAATCGCCACTTGCGCTTTTCATGGAACGAGTATTCCTCAAAAGCCGCCAAGGCGAGTTCCTTCAAGTGCAGGCCGAGAAGGATTTGTGGTTCGGCTTTCCTCATTTGCTAGCTATAATCCACAACAGTAAGCTGGCGGTAGCCAAGCAAATGACCGCGGCGCAGAAGATACGCTCGCGCCAGGTGAGCCGCTGCGTTGGCTTATCTTCGATGGCGAGAAGCCGAGAACCCGAACATGCTTCACACCACACATAAGCGCCTTTGCGATTACAGCAGTACGGACAGCGGATTGACTTTAAATAACTGATCATAGTGATCTCCGTTGTGTTTACAGGTTTTCAGATTGTCTTCGAACTCTTCAAGCCAGCGGTGGAAGCATGCGGCGCCTCCGAAGACATGATTCCAGCCCGCCGGCGGAGTGAAGTGATAGCAGCCTATGGCGAGATTGAAACCAATGGGAGAGAGATAGACGCAAAGATACTTCGTATGCGGTGTGATCGGCACCTGACATCCCGAGCAAACCATACTCACGAATTTACTCCCCGTTCTTCCCGCGCCCTTTCTTCCGGTGGCTGCTTGGCGGGGATATCGTTCTGCTGGGCCAGCGCGTTCAGCCGTTCGAGGATGCGCTGCAGCCGCTCGGCGGATTCCATGTAGGTGGGTTCTTTGGGGGTGGTCATTTCAGCCTCGTTAAAAGTCCTGCTCTTCTTCTTCGATTTTCTTGGTGATTAAACTCACCTTGTTCAGCACGTAAGTTGCTACGAGCGTTGGTCCGTTTTCGTTCACGGCGCCTTCCTTGGTAATGTCAGCGTTGAGTGAAATACTGTCCTCGCGCGAATGGTCGTAATGCGAAACGTAAATGTTGTGTGGAAACTTGGTTGGTACGTCGCTCATCGGCTATTTCCTTTCACTGGCGAACGGGAGAAGTAGCGTCGCTTCTACCCCGCTCCCGTCCGCCGATTTCATGGCCTGCGTTGAGTACCGTGGCCAGCGTTAACGCATCCACCATGAAAACTCAATCACTTACTCAAAATTCCTTCCGCCAGCCGCTGGGCTTCGTTTAGGTAGTCGTCGTCGCAGGATGTGGGACTCGCATCGTACAGGGCTTGCAGCGCATGGCGCAGGGCATCGCGTTCGGCGCGCAGCTGGTCGATCAGTTCGCAAGCCTGGGTCACCGAAGCGGACAGCTTGTCGAAATTCTGTTCTAGTTGGGTAGTCATTTGGGCCTTCCCCCTTCGGCTTCGGCTATAGCTTCTTTTGGTGCACTTCATTTTGTCAAAGAGTGTTGGCATGGCGGCGTCCCTCACTGTCATCATTAGGCCAGAAAGGCGAATACTTGTCAAGCGAAATTATGAGTTATTTCGATGCCCATATCTCACCATGTTTCCTCTTGACTTTCTCATTTAGCCGTTATACGCTACCTGACCTATGGAGACAAGAGGCCGTCCGAAGAAGATGGGAACCGACATTCTATACATCCGCCTGCCACGCGAATTAGCAAGAAAGTTACGTGATGAAGCGGAGCGAGAGAAGCGCGATCTTACTGCAACCATTGAGCTTATTCTTGAAGAACACTACGAAAAGCAGCCAGCCTAGGTGGACTGTGGAGGCCATGAAGGGCATTTTAGCCGATGCTGCGATCATGAAAGATGGGCTTTTCAGCTACCGGCGAGAGATGATGAGTAAAATCGACGCGATCGGGGCGCAACTAGCCGAGCTGCTGGCCAAGCCTCGCCGGCAAGTGGAGCGGCTGCGCACCAAGCGGATCGTAAAGCGAGCAGTGGAGCGCAAGCGATGACTCGGCTCTTGCCCAGCATCGTAACTTTCACGAAACGAGCGGTTGCATTTTCTCTTGGACCGAAAGTACTATGTGTGCGGCAGAAAAAAGAACGCCACTGCGCCGGTGAGTATAATGCCTGTTTGCGGCGCCGAAGTTTCAGATCAGGCTAGCTATCGCCAAAATCGAGATTTACAACCCCGTAAGCGATTCCAGCTTCTACGTCCCACCCGAGCAAGCTATAGCACTCGCAATAGCAAACCCTCACAAATGGATCAGCAGCAAACGATTGATTCTTGGCCCAGATCGCAACGTCAAAGTGACTTGGCAGCCAAAACAAAGCGGTGATCATGGCCCACTGGTCCTGCAAGTTGTTAAAAGCGGCTAAGGTCGCGTGGTTTTTTTACAACAAAATGGCTAATGCCGATGTAACAAAAGGTTCCAATCAGAATAGCGAAATCATTTCGTCTTTCGCCATCGTTCGCCAGAACGAAAAGCGAAGACCGGATGATATTCATTGATAACATTGGAGTTACACGAGATTCCTAGTTTACGTTTTAGCTTTTATCAGACTCAGTCGTCACACGACATAGTCCCACGTGGAACGTTTACCACAGTCTGTGGCGGAAAGGATGCCTTCTGGAATCTCAAAGGGTGCCGGGGAGGCCCCCAGGGAGTTTTATGCGGCTGGCAGGGCTAGCTCACCACACGAAGTTTGAACCACTTGGCCTATTGCCAGGCATCTCATTTCATGGTATCTATTTGCTGAGATGTACCTACAGGTCTTACATTGCTTACGGTGCGGGTACAAGTGGCCGTCGCGAAGGACGCGGGTCAAGCGGTGTGCGAAGTGCAGGACGCCGTACTGGAACAAGGAGCGGAAGAACTCTTCGAAGGTGAATGTGCCAGGTTCGAATCCTGGGCGTGTTGAGGGCGCACGTGAACCCGATTCCGGTAAATCGGCGGCAGAGGCATCTGTCAGCCATTCACAGATCAGATGGTGCCGTCACTGGAAGAAGACCGGGGAATTCTGTATCGACTGCGGTGGAACCATACCGGAGGCATGAATGGACATGATAGCGCGGCAAGCGGAAACATTTAAGCCGTTCGAGATTCACACAGCGGATTCCGTGTGGCAATTCTGCAACTGCAAGAGTTGCCAGACAAAGAGAAAGACTTTGGATAGCCTCCCGGGTGCGCCGATCGATTATGCGACATTCCGGCTGCCTGCAAGGAATGGCTGTCCTGCGGAGAGGTATTGAAATGCTTGATCTACTGATTGGCGGAGTGATGGGGTATTGCGCGGTGTGCTTCCTGATTGCGTGGAGCGAGATGCGGAGAACCAGACCGCGGTGAGGATCCACGGGCGCGAGGTCTCGGTGGTGGAAGCGCCGCAGGATTACTGGCGGTGGGTGGCCGAAGGCCGCTATGATTCCGAGTGGGCGGTCTATGACCGATGGCTGAAGCCGGAGCATACGTTTATCGACTTGGGAGCCTGGGTAGGGGCGCACAGTCTGTACGCCGCTGGCACTGTTAAGACGGTGGTGTGCGTGGAGCCGGACCCGGTAGCGCGCGGCATCCTGATGGACAATCTGGCTCTTCTCAACCCCCGGCCAGCGACTCACGTCATCCCCGATGCGGTGTCGGACGAGGCGGGAGCCATCGAGATGGGATCTTCCTGCCTGGGGGCTTCGACTACCAGGAAGGCTTTTCCGATGGGCTTTCCCGGCGAGGATCCGCGGTCGGCCGAGACGTTCACTTGCTCGAAGGTGGCGCTCCGCGGTCTGGCCAAGATGTTTCCAGATCCTCTGTTTATCAAGATGGACATCGAAGGGATGGAAGAGGAAGTGTTGCGGGACGTGGAGTTCTTCCGCGAGCGCAAGCCTACCGTGCTCGTTGAGCTCCACCCGTTCTGGTGGGGTGATCCGCTAAATACCTGGCAGGATTTTGGAGCCGTGAAGAGGCTCTATCAAGGCGAAGAAGTTCCCCATCCGAACAGCAATACCTGGGTGCTCCATTCCTAATACCAACGTGAGTATGCTCATCACCGCTTGCGGGCGCAATGACCTGCTAGAAGCCTCCCTCAAAAGTTTCTACGCTGTCGTTGACCAGGAGCCCCAGGAAGTTATCATTTACGAGGATGGGCCTGGTGAGAAGCCGGAGTTCCTCGCTGGGGATATGTGGCGCACACGGAATCTCCGGTGGATAAGCGGCAAGACACGCATGGGTCAGTGCTTTGCCGTCGCCCGGCTCATCCAGGAAGCCAAACACGATTACGTCTTCTGGAGCGAGGAAGACTGGCTGTGGCAGAACCAGATCAACCCGTTCATGCGCGAGTCCAAGTTGATTCTCGACGCCCATCCCGAAGTCGTCATGGTGTCTCTCCGCGGCCCGTCCGGCTGGCATCCGCTCGTCAGGTCTGGTGAGTTGTGGATTGCCGAACCGTACTGGCGGGGAGTTTGGGGCGGCTGGAGCTGGAACCCCGGGCTACGGCGTCGTGACACGCTGCTCAAGTTACTGCCACAAGTTCTAGCTTCAGTCGGCCTCAAAGGACTCGAACATGAGCAAATCCTCTCCAAGTCCCTGCTGGATCAAGGATTTAGAATCGCTGACCTTGGCCGTCCGGTCGTTACGCACATTGGGGGCAATCGTTCACGCTCAGTCGAAGAACTGCCGCCACTCCCGAAGATTCTCATTGCCGTGCCGACTTGTTTTCGATTCGACTACGAAACCACATGGGAGCAAAAAGGAAACGCAGCCTTCGGAAAGGACATGCACCTAAATGGACCTAACGATCAGACGCAAGCGTGCCGGGAAACCTGGGTATCCGACTTCAAACCCTTCCGAAATGTTGATGTCAGGTTCTTCTATGGAAAGCCCGCCGATGGTTATCCCCGGCATCCTCTCCACGATGAAGTCTTCCTCGACTGCAAGGATGGTTACGGCAACCTCATCGACAAATCGGTTGGTGTATGCAAGTACGCCGCCGCCAACGGGTATGAATATATTTTCAAAGCGGACACGGATACATGGGTCTATGCCGAAAAGCTGTTAGTCGAAATGATGGAGACGGCTTTCGACTACGCGGGATTCTTGCACGCCAACGTTTGTTCCGGCGGGCCGGGATATTTCCTGTCCGCACATGCTGCGGCGATTATCGCAAGCAAGGGCGAAGGCTGGCGGCACCCTTACGCCGAAGACGTTCACGTCTCGCGCGTCCTCGCCGAGCACAATATCCTGCCCGTCAATTTGCAGAACCACAGGCCGGGCTTCTCCGCGCATTTCTTTTTCGGGGATGGCCTTTCTTTCGACGCCAGTAAAATCACCGAAGAGATTGTAACCATGCACGCCGTATTTCCCTCGCAGATGAGAAAACTTTGGGAACTCAAGAACAGCTTTCAGTTGCAAGCGGCCTGACCGATCTCTGCCGTCTCGCGGAGCATCACGGAACGGATAAATTAGGCGTCTATACGCCGTTTTACGATTTACTGTTCCGCGACCGCCGTGAAAAAGTTTTGAAAGTTCTCGAAATCGGCATCGGTACACTCGAAACAATGTCGCACGTACCCGAATACAAACCTGGCGCCAGTCTGCGAATGTGGAAAGATTATTTTCCCAGTGCGGAAATATACGGTTTGGACAAGGACCTGTCCGCTGTTCTCGGCATATCGGAAGAACGTATCTTCACTTGGCAAGCAGACCAATCATCCGAACAATCGCTCGAAAATGTAATGCCATCGCTGGCACTCGGCGGAAAGTTCGATTTGATCGTGGATGACGGCAGCCACAAGCCGGAAGACCAACTGCTCACTTTCCGCATTCTCTCGCGCCTGCTCGTTCCGCACGGCCTCTACATCATCGAAGATGTGAGTATCCCCGGCCCCTGGCTGGAGATCCCGCACACGGAAATCAGGCACTGGCAAAATTCAAAAGACCCCGGACATGCAATCTTGATTCGAGGAGAAGTAATTCATCATGGCTAAAACGAAAACCGTTTCACTGGGCAAAAAAGGCAGCTTCAAGGTACGTCCCGGAGCGCTGCACCGGGCCCTCGGAGTTCCCGCGGGCCAGAAACTCGGCCAAGCGAAAATCAGCTCCGCTTTGAAAAGCAGCAAGCCCGCCGTGCGAAGAATGGCCGCTTCGGCAAAAGGCTTTACGGCGATGGGGAAGAAATAATGCTGATAGGCGCACAATATGCTCAAGCGGTGCAGGCTGCCGTAGCGGGAACGGGAGCGGTAACTATTCTCCCGGCCAGCGGCAATGCCTCTGTTTACCGCGATATCGCTTCGCTGACTATTACAACAATAAATGCCGCCTTAGCGACGCTAACAATTAGCGACGGCAATAAGACGGTCGCTATCTTCAACTATCCGAACTCCACGACATTGCCTCCCGGAGCGCCATTCGTAATTACTTTCGATACACCGCTGGCGCAATCTCTTCCCAACAAGGCTTGGACTATTACGGCTTCGGTGAATGCTTCAGGATTTAACGTAACCACGCAGTACATCGAAAGATAAGGAGAAAACCATGACAGGCAAAAGCAAAATCTTCACTCCGAGCAGCAATATTCCAGGCACGCATGTAGTCGCCAAAGGAAGGAAGAAAGGGGCTTATGAAGGCACGCTGAATAACCACCTGAACGACGGCGAGCACGACGGCACGATGGATAAAAAAGACCATCACAACCTCGCCGCCCACGAAATACCTACCAAGGTGATGGGGCAGCGCTGATGTCCCAAATACTCCCGAGCGTCAGCGAACTTCGCGCCACGCAGAAACAAGGCATGCAAGGCGAAGGTCTAAACGACTACGACTGCACCGATCTCAATGCCGTGCAAGGCCACAAAGCCGACATCAAAGAATATGTAGACGGAGCGCAAACGGCCAAAACCATGCGCCGTATCAAAATGGAAAATCAAGACGCCGACAACGCCCGCCTCGACCGCACGGAAAAGGGAAGCTGGCCGGACATCACCGAAATCTAGATGACTGAGCGGATCATACGCGCGCCACAAAAGTATGCCGAGGAAAGAGCGCGCGCCAAAACCGACCGCATGTACCTGGCCAACGAAATCCTTGGCTACGACTTCCGGCCGGAAACGCATCAACCGCTTTTCGACCAGTATCCGCCATTCATCGAAGGCCAGCCCTGGCAGTTCGAGCAGCGCGACGTATTGATTCTCTGGGCGCGCGGGCATTTCAAGACCACCGCGGTCATGGTGGTGCTGACGATTCAAGCCATTCTGGTCTTCCCGGACATCACCATCCTCATCATGCAGGGCAACATCAAGAACACTCAGGAACGACTGAAAGAAATTGCTTCGCATTTCCTCGGCGATGCCCAAGGCAGCCGGTTGATTGAAATCTTCCCGGAGTTTTGTCACAAGACGGGGAAGAAAGGGCGCCCATCGGGGCATTCTACCAAGGCGGATTTGCGGTTGACGCGGAATTTCTTCGTGACTCCGGCCCGGCAGCGCTTGCAGATTCCGCAGGCTACCGTCACGGTGGCCAGTCCCAAGACCATCAAGACCGGACAGCACTTCAAGCTGGGCATCTTCGATGACTTGGTGAACGACCAGAACTACCGCTCGCGGGCCATGCTCAAAAAGGTGCAGGACGACTTCGATATGTGCTTCCCGCTCATCGACCCTGGATGCCCGCGGTTCGTTTCCGGCACGCGCTACGCTTTTGGGGATTTGTACGATGTCATCGTGGAGCGCACCAAGCGGGTTTCCGGTCCCGCTCATGCGCAATGGACGGTGAGCATCACCACGGCCTGGAAAGACGACAACGAGCCCGCCGGGATTCCGCGGTTCCCGCAGTACATCGGCAAGGACGGGAACTCCCACGGCTTCAGCCCGGAGATTCTCTGGCAAATCAAGAACGACAGCCCCAGCGTCTATGCCAGCCAGTATCTCAATAAGCCGATGCTGGAGAGCCAGCAAATCATCACCGAAGAGGACATGCTCAAGGCCACCATTCTCCCTCACCAGGCTCCGCCACTGAGCGCTTCCATCCTGTTTATCGACTTGGCTGCGGAAGGGGAATACGAGCCCAACGATTCCGTCATCATCGAAGGGAAAACGGACGCTCAAGGCGTCATGTACGCGGTCGGCGGAGCGGGCGACAAATGGTCGATCCCGCAACTTGGCGCGATGGTCATCGGATATGCCCTGAAAGTTCGTCCGGCAAAAATACTGATCGAAGAAACCGCTTCCGCGAAATATTTCGTGGAATACCTGCGCATGGCAGTCAGGGATTCAGGGCTGAATCTCCCGCTCGACTACATCAAGCTGGACAACCGCAAGGGCGCCAAAGCCACGCGCATCAAAGCCTATGCCGGGCACATCAAAGGGGGCCGTCTGAAATTCTTCGTGGGTCTTTCCTACTGGTCAAAACTGGTGAAACAAACGGTGCAGTTCCAGGCCACTATGAAACATCAGTTGGACGATTACCCCGATACCGTGGCTCTGATGTGCGGCGTCTATGCCGTTCGCTATCTAAATATCGCGCCAAAACAAATCCACGCTGGTCCGCATGATGTCTACGACGTGGATGAGCAAGGAATCATCAAAAGACAGAAGGACATGGTACAGATTTTCAACCAAGAGCCCATGTTGCCAGTCAGTCCACAACCTGAAGAAATCGTGACGGACCAGCAGACTCTTGGATCGGATTTCGCGTGCTAATGTGGCCGGCTTAGAAACTCTCGAACAAGCAATTTCTGAATCCGAAGCTAGGCAGCCGGTAACTGCCGAGGAAACGCAGTTCACCGACCCGTGGGACGATATTACGGCTCTCGGAATCGTTCTTGCCGACATCGACGCCGGGATTGCTTTCGAGCAGGCCAAGAACTTCATCACCCGTCTAGAGACTGCCGACGACCTCATCCGCGGTTATGTTCGTGTCCGTCCGTGGCCGAATAGCGATAAAGCCCGCTCCGCTCTTTCCGTCCCGGTGTGCCTCGAAGCCATCGAAAAGCTGATGCCGGTGATTTACCTGTCCTTGTGGGGCAGCGGGAAAGACCCCTACCAAGTCACCGCCAAGGGAAATACCTCTCCGGCGGCGGCGGAAGCCAACCAGAATCTTTTGCGTTGGGCCGTGAAAGTATCGAACTACAAGGAAGGGTCGCGGCTGACGCTCAAGACCATTCTTTCTTACGGTTTCGGATGCGGATTCGATGGCTGGGAAATCGACGAAATCGAGCAGCGCAAATACATCAAGGACGATACCGGAAAAATCTCGCGGGATAAAACGCTGCCCGCGAAAACCATTCAGAAGCCGACGTATGAAAATGGAAATCTTAGAAACATCATTTTCGATCCTGGCTGTCCGAACCAAGACCCTAATTCCGGCCGCTGGATAGCGAAACGCATTCAAATCACCGCGTATGACCTCGACGACATGCGCGACGACGACACCTACAAGAACATTCCGACGCGCGAGGAACTGGCAAAGATCCTGGCGGGCAAGCAGGAAATCGCCAAGGATTCCATGCAGCCGCTGAAGCCCAACCAGACGCGGGAATACCAGGCGCAGGACGATAAACTTCCCATCAGCAAAGACCCGCTCATGGGGCCGCTGGAGCTGGTGGAATACCGCACCCGGCAGCGCGTCATCACCGTGCTGCAGCGGCTGATCGTTATCCGCAACGAGGACAACAAGACCGGAAAACTCGGCGTGCATGGCTGCGCATTCATCGATGTGCTGAATTCCATGTTCGGCTTCGGCGTTCCGGCCCTTCTGAACGGCGAGCAACGTTTTCAGCAGGGGGTACTAAATACTTCCGTCGATGGATTGGCGCTAGTGTTGAATCCCAGTTTCCAGATGGTCAAGGGCCTGGCCAGTTCGGGGCAGAATATCGTCATCGCTCCCGGTAAAGTTACGACCGTCGAAACGAAACTTGAACCACTTGTAGTCCAGGATGTGCAGCAGACCGCGCTCGCGGCGATGGAAGCCAGCCAGCAACGAGCTTACCGCAGAATCGGCGCCGAAGGCGGCACGCAGATGCCCACGCAGGCCCTCCGAACAGGCTCGGGAGTGCAGGCGTTCCAAGGTGACATCACCCAGCGCCTGCAATACTTCATCGAGCAATTTCTCGAACTGGTTTTCATCCCGGTCCTTGAAACGTTCCTGATTCACTGCCACGAGAACTTGCAGTCCGAGGAAATCGACCAGATCCTCAGCCGGGAGGACGGCAAAGCCTACGCGGGAAACGTACTGGATGTCTACAACGCGGATTATGACATTGAAATCATCGGCGGAACGAAACTCACAGCGAAACAGGCGGCCTTGCAGCTCGCTCCCATCTTCATGCAATTCCTGGCCAACGAGGCGGTGCAGGATTCGCTCCAGGTACAGGGCACAAAGTTTGATTATGCGCAATGGACGGAGGACTTGTTCGAGCTGTCGGGGCTCGGAACGGAATCACAATACTTCCATCCATTGACGGCAGAAGATCTGCAGCGCATGCAACAGAAGAATCAAGCCATGCAGGCGGCCATGGGGAAAGTTCTGCAAACCGGCGTCAAGCACCAGGCGGATCTGGATTCCATCGACCAGAAAGCTGCGGCGCAAGGGCAACTCGCGGTATTGAAATCCGTCGTAAAGCGGGATGAAACGGCGGGACTAGCGGCTCTTGAAGGAGGCACCGGTGGAGTTTCGCAATGAACAGCAAAAACTCGCTGTAAAACGGGCCTTCCTTAGAATCACCGCGGACGATAGCTGGCTGGTGATGAAACAACTGGCGGAAGAAACCGTGTACGCCCTGGAACAAAAGAGTTTGCAGGAAGACGACGAGGATAAAGCCAAGACCTACCGTCACGATGCGCGCGGAGCGAGAAAGTTCTGGGCGCAATGGCTGCAAATGATCGAACTTATAAAGGCAGGTGAAGAGCCCGCCGATACGTTTATGGAGGTTGCGATAGACTGATGGCCAAACATACCGTAGAAGAAATGGAAAAGATGCCCGCCGAACAGTTGAAGCTGCTGGCTGCTCAACCAGAGGAAGAGAAAAAGCCCGAACCGGAGCCGGAAGAGACAGAAGTTTTCATGGCCAGCCGGGAAATCGATCTGGGCGACGGTTCCGGCGTGCAGGTCTATGAGGCCGAAGGCGCTACGAAAGAAGAAGCGCTCGAAGCTCTCTCCGACAAGATCGCCGAAGCGCAGAAGAACGCCACCATCAAGATCCGCTCGCAGGAAGCCGAACTCCGTGACTTGCGGGCCAAAAACGCGGAACGCGAAAAACCCAAGGAACCCACGGCGGACGAGGAATACGTTCTTGCGCAGGAATTCTCGAAGATGCCCAAGGCGACTTTCCGCAAGATGTTCGAGGAAGTCACCGGCATGAAGCCGGAAGAATTCCAGACCATGAAGCAGGCGGCGGAAGCCTACAAGACGGCGACCTCGACGACCGAGGCCATATCGACTTTCGTGGCCATGCATCCCGATTACGAGGATGCTGGCGAGGCTGGCGACAAGAACGGGAAGCTGATGAGGATGAAGCTGGCCGAACTACGGATTCCGGTTACTTCGGAAAATTTGGCAAAGGCATACTTGCACTTGAAAGAGAGCGGATTGCTCGCTTTGAAGGGCGAGGAAGCACACCCTGTCGCGGAAGAGGAGACTGCGGGAACCGCTCGGATTGAGAGGCCCGCAGCGCCCCCGGCGCAGCAGAGGACAAAGAAGGTATCGACCATCGGAACGCAGAACCGGGCAACTCCGGTTGTGCCCAAGGCCGAACCGACTGAGGAGGACGCGTACAAGATGCCATTAGAAGAGTTGAAAAAGCTCGCTAACAGGCAAATGGCGACGCGGACTTAACCCCTAAAGGAGAATCGACTTGGCTCTACCAACAGCAGCATCGGTAGTCAGCTCGGGACTCGCGGGGTACCCTACGGTCTATTACGACCGGGTGTCCCTCGACGTGCTCCAAGCAAATCTGTTTTTCTATCCAAGTTGCGAACTAAAAGTTATGCCGGACATGTCCGGTGTGGCCATGCAGGTTTTCAACTATCTCAAGCTGGGCGCAAACACCACAGCCGTAACGGAAGGCACTCCCGCCGCCGGACAGTCGCTCACGCAACAGACCAAGACCATCAACCTCGCCAACTACGCCGATTACGTCAGCTACTCGAACAAAGTAGTTCTGACGGCTATCAGCGACACGGTTGCCGAAGGCTCGGCACTTCTCGCCTACCGCGGAGCGCTCTCCGTCGATAACGTCACGATGGTTGCTTACGATGTCGCCGCCAACGGCGATGCCGTAGCCAACATCGACGTGAACGACGGAACGTACTTCACCGCCGCGCTGGCCAGGAAGGGCGCATGGCAGTTGCGCAGCAAGGACGTGAAGCCGAAAAAGAACGGATTGTTCTTCGGCATCATGAACTCGCTGAACGCCTATGACGCCGTGAACGACGCTTCCGCCGGCGGATTTCTCGACTTGCAGAAGTACAACGACACGATGGCTCCAGACAATCCCGCCCTGGCCGGCATCAAGGGCCAGCGCATCGGCAACATCGGCGGTGTGGAATTCTACGAGTCCAACGCCACCACTTCCATCGCCAACTGGCAATCCACCACGAAGAACGCCTACGCCGTCTACATCGTGGGCTGGCAGGCGATGATTGCGAGTTCTCTGGGCCGCACCAACCTCAACCAGAAAAACTTCAGCGTCACCGTGCGCCGCTACGATCAGGGTAATTCGATCGATGTCGCCGGACTCATTGCGGCCGCGAGTTTTTACAATTTCTTCTATGGGGTAGTTACCTCTCCTGACACCAGCGCTTCCATCAACCACTTCCGGCGCTTCCGCATCGAGTCGAGCATCGGCTGAACGGGCGGGGGCTTCGGCCCCCTTCCTGAAAGGAAAAACATGCCCGGAACAATGTATCTGTTGATTTACTCCAACGGGAACGTCTACATCACTCCGGAAGTGAACTTCTTTCCCGGACAGACCAATACTGGCTCCAGTTCCCCGAAAACCGCGGAAGCGGGAACGCTGGTAGCCACCATCAAGTTCAACAGCGATATGGTCTCGCAGAAAGTGACAACGCTTGGCGGGACGGTCAGCAGCAGCTTGACGGCAACAGGAAACGTGACCCGTGGCGGACAATCCAAAGAACTTACCTGAACTGGTATTGTCCCCGCTTTTCTACGTGATGGCGCGTGGCCTCGACCGCAAGACCATAGATGCGGTTGAGGCTGCGCTGTCGCTCACTCCCTGCCAGGCGGTGATCATCACGGACCTGCACGATGCTGAAATAGCCTGGATTTTCGCTCCGATGGTGATGCGGGCGGATTCGGAACTCCTAGCGCTCTCGCTTGCGCGGGAAACCGCCACACGAACGGGCAGGCCCGTGCTGGTCATCGGCAAGGCGGAACTTCTTGACGCCGTGTACAAGGACGGCCACATAGAGTCTGTCAGCAAAGGAGAACCGGCGATTGTTGTTTGAAACCGACAAGCGCATGCTGGGAGATTCGCACCTCGACCCGCGAGAAAACGTCATCAAGCTGCGCGAGCAATGCCTGAAACTGGCATCTCGATACATCACCGAGGACCAGGCAGAACTCCAAAAAGAAGGGCGCAGTGCAGGCGCTCGTATTTCTCACACAGAACTCCTGAAACGGCTAAGAAAGATTTGCCCGCAACTCACCGCGAGAGAAGGTTCTCCTGGGAATCTCGCTTTGTACTACCCAAGGAACTCCGACGAGTTGTATGAAGCCCTCACCGATGGCGGGTATTCGACCGATGTATTTTTCATCTTCAACAAGTACGTAGGCGGAATGCCCAAGGAAGAACTCCCGGAATGGGGCTACGTGGACATCGACACCAGCCTGATTGCCACGCGAGAACATATCCGCGGCTGGCGAACGATTCTCATCGGGCTGCTGCTGGCTGGAGCAATATCCTACGCCGATACGGTCAAGGAATTCGGCGATCCGGCGCTGGACCCCAGGAACACCGTATGGATGAAAAAAACTCTCGAATGGCGGGAATCCCCGCACAAAAAATTCACATTAGGCCAGTATCTCAAGGAGACAAGGCAATGAATGAAGGAAACGCAACTGTCAATCTGACCAAAGATGATTTGCGGGATCTGGTGGTTTCGGCGGTTTCCGCCGCCGTTACTGCCGCCAACGCGCCGCCGCCGCCAACGAAGCAGGAACTGGCGGAAATCCAGATGGCCCAGGAGCTCCGCGAGAGCACCGCCAAAGACATTCTAAAAAAGAAAGCCAATGACCGCTGGTTCCAGGAGCACGGCTGCTCTCATGAGCACAGCAAGCAGGCGGGCGGGGGAACGCATTGCGTCCACGTCCAGGACAACGATTACCCCGGCAGCGCGGGGTATATCATGTGCCAGCTCTGCCAGGGCCGCGTGCGCCCCGATGACCAGAAATGGAAAAAGCTCGACCCCGACGCAATTTTCAATACCGCGCTCTTCAATAAACTATTCCAGGAATGCGCGCAAATTCAGGGTGAAATGATCGGCTGATGTCCGTTCCTAGCACCATCAAACTTCTCACTACCATCAATTACGCCACCACGCACACGGATTTACTGCCCTTGCGTGGTGTGGGCGGCATCGTAGATGAACCAGCGCTGTCCATTTGCACGGAAGCGGCTTCGGAAATCATCAACGATGAGAACGACTGGAAGTGGAATTCCGTCGAATTATGCGCACCCCTTGGCTTGACGCAAGCGACGGGTCTGCCGCTCATCATCTATCAGTCGAAGCAGGATTACCTGTTCGCGGGAGCTTCGGCCTTCACGATGAACATCACGCCATCGGGAGGCTCGACGGGAGTCAATTCGAGCGGGGCTTCGATCGATCTGGCTTCGAACAACGGCGTGACCGTGGCGGCTGGAGTCGTAACGGTCAAGACACTCGAACCTCATCGCTTCGTTGTCGGGAACAGCGTCTACCTGTTTGGACTTCTGGCTACGATGGGAAACGCCGTCAAGTACAATTCCACCTTCACGGACGATGGCAACAAAACCGCTTGGGGCGCTCCTGGGCCATTCGTCATCACCGGCGTTCCCACACCTACCAGCTTCACCTTCGCGGCGGTAAGCGGCCAGGCCAATGCGGATGTGCTGGGCGCTCCCGGCATCACGAATTTCGGCTGGCTTACGGGCGCTACCATGATGGAGCTGAACAATAATTCCTCTCCCATGAATGTCCGGCATCTTTCGGCCATGCGTAACCTTCCCAGTTGGTCGAAACTAGCCGACCCGGAGCAAGTGGCGGTTATGAAAGACTTTGGGACCGGCGTGCTTCTCGTGAGATTCGTCTACGCCCCAGCAGCGGTTACGTGGATTGTGAATCTGATCTATCAGCAGCCTTCGGTCGTATTCACGAGCCTCAACCAATTCTGGGGAATGCCCGATAATTTGGCGGCGCTCATCAGCCAGGCGGTGATTTACCGCGCGATGCGCTATATCCGCTCTCCTTCGGCGGACAACGAATACAAGATTTTGCAGGCATTGATACAAAAGCAAAGAGGCTCGGACCAGGCGGAACAGTCGAATGTATTCCTTGAGCCGCTTGATTCGCTGATTGACTACGGGCCTTTCTGGTATGGGACGGGTGGATTCTAGGTGCTAGGCCGCAATGTAGAGGCCCAGGGCATCTGGATTCAGCGCTGGATGACCGGCCTCGTGACGCAGCGCTCGCCGCTATTCACTCCCATGAGCGCGATGGGTTTGCAGTTCATTTCCCGCATGGATGCGCTGATTGACGGTCATGACATGGAAATCAGCCCGATTATGACGCTGATTCGCCGCCCCGCTTATCCCCGCTTTTCCAGCACGGCTTTCGGGGCAGGAGATTTCCCTCTAAACTTCTTCAGTTTCCAGAACACCTCGGGAACCATCTATCCATTGGCCGACACTCCGAACCACGTCTACAACTTCAGCACTTCGATGAATACCGCCGTTTTAACGAAGAGCGCAGGCGCTGGCCGGGGAGACTTTCTACGGGTTGGCGATTATGCCTACTACTGCAACGGCGTGGACCTGCTTTTCTGGAATGGCGCCACGTGGAGTAAATGGGGCATCGTTGCTCCGTCGGTCATTCCGGTAGCCACGCCCGGCGCAGGGACGCTCAACCCCCAGACGGGCTTCCGGTACGTTTATTGCTATGTAAATACGGTTACGGGACATGTTTCGGCGGCTTCTCCGGTAAGCGCGAATACCGGATGCGTGATAAATCAAAACTTCTCCATCAGCTACACGGCTTCAGCGGACCCGCAGGTAAACGCCATCTGGATTTTCAGAACCGCCGATGGCGGAGGGCTATTCTACTTTTTGGCTTCCGTCGCCAACACAACTTCCACGTACACGGATTCATTGCCGGATGCGAGCCTAAACAACCTGATTGTGGCTCCGTTCGCCCCTAACAATGCTCCCTGCCCGGCCGGAGCTAGCCTGGTTACTTGGTTCGATGGGCGCCCCTGGGTAGCGTCAAAGAACATGGTCTATTGGGCGCAAGGGCCGCAGACCACTACTGGGGTCGGCGAGCAATCTTTCAATCTGACAAAAAATTTCTTCAAACTCCCCATCCAGGTAACGGGCTTCGCCCCGACCTCGCAAGGACTGCTCATCTTCACTCGGGACATGATCTGGGCAGTAACAGGGACTGGCGGAATCTATTTCATCAACCCGTTCCAGTTCAATCTCGGAATTGCCAATCCCAACGCCGTCACGCAAGACGGGGATTTGATTTTCTTCGTAACGACTCGCGGGCAATGCTTCACGATCAGCAGTTCATTGGCGGAAATCGGTCAGCCCATCCGCCAGCAAATCGCGTTGATGAATGCGGCGAACGTAAGCATCGCCATCCACCGCAGCGGGCAGGATGAGGGTTTTTTCGTCAGCGATGGAGCAACGAATATCTACCGCTATTCCATGACGTTCGGATGCTGGTCCCCGAAAGCTGTCCCTGTCCAGGGGGCGGGAGTCATCAAGAGCATTGAAACCAGCACGGCTATCTGGACTCTTTTACTTGGAAGCACCACGGCGGCGAAATACATCGCTGGGCGCAACCCGGCAAACTGGACGGACGATGGCGGAACTTACACCTGCTCATCTACCGTTGGCAGCATCATCATCGGCCCTCCGGGAAGCAAGAATAATGTGGAGGCCGTCACTTTGAGCGTTTCCAAAGTCGGGAACTATCCAGCCGTAGCGGTCATGCCGAACGAGATCAACTCTTCAGCGGGAATCGGTTTTTGCAATCTGCCAAACCCCGTTTCCGAGCCACCGAACATTCCTCCTGGAAGCCAGTCTCTCTTCTCAATGCGGCATTACCTGAAGCAAGGATCGAGCGCCCAGGGGAATCCTATCCCACAGGAAATCCAGCACATGCAAGTCAAGATCAGCTTCATTGCCGAGAATTTCCCTAGTGAAGTGCTGACGATGGGAATTATCTGATGATTTTCGACCTTGGCTCACTTGACAGTATTCCTGTTCGTCCTATCCGGTCTCCAAAGCCGGTTTCCGAGATGACCGCCCCGGTCATAATGACGCAATCTCCCGGACTGGCTGTCAGCCCCACGACTCTTCCCCCAAGCCCGACAATAGCTTCTCCGCTAGTTGGTACGGCCACGGGATTTCAGTTTTCATTCAACCAGGTAGCGATTCCTCCAGGGCAAACGAACGTCATTTCAGCTTACCGGGTCTATCGCAACAGCCTCAATGTTTTCAGCCGCAATCTCGTTCATACTTTCCCGAACGATCCGACAAATACAGGAGCCATCGTTTTCACGGATACCATCGTTCCCGCTGCGGGGCTGAACTACTACTACTGGGTTACTTCAGTGGATACCTTTGGAAACGAATCGACTCCCCAGCCAGCGCAATGCGGCACCGTGTCGGGAAGCGTAGGAAGCACGCCATACAGCAACACAGGGAATTTCACCTATACCAGCACCACGACCTCGATCACCTGGAGTTGGGCTACGATAACGATTTACCGCTCTGATGGCACGACCACTATAATGCCGAGCGGTTCGCAACTTATTAGTGGACTCATCGCCAGCACGACATACCAGTTTTTCCCTTACTACGACGAAACGCTTAAATCCATCCAGTGGGTCAGCGCCGGAGGAATAGGCACACCCACTTACGCATACAGCGCGGCCACTCAAGCTCTCTATGCTCAGCAGTCTTTACGGACACATATTCCCCTCAGTATTTCAGCGATGATGGCTTCCACACCATCGGGCGGTTCGGGTGGCGGTTCAGGCGGCGGTGGCGGAGGAGGCGGTGGTGGGAGGCTATACTTGTGAGGCAAATATTCTTCATCAGTCCAAAAGGATATTTGCCCGTCAGACAAGCATTTATTCCGGGAGTCTCTGGAGCGCGCACGCACGGATGGAGCGCGGAAGGTGACGACCCGAAGAATCAAACGGTTATAGGCGTAGTGGAAATGGACGGTTCCTGCGATGCGGAAGCGGTATTGGAGCGGCTGGAGCGGGAAGGCATTCTCTGGTTGCCAAATCACCACCAAAATATTCCCGTGAGCACGGAGCATGTATCCCATCTCGGGAGACATGGCGTAAAGGGGGGGGATTCGACCTTCGATGCCATGACGAAGGTTCACGGAGTAGCGGGTTTCCCTCCGCTGAAGCCCAGGAGGTTTTAGATGATTCTTGTGCGCGGCGAAATGATTAAGACCATGACTCCCGAAGAAGTGAAGAAGTTCATCGACTGGGCTACACAATCCCGCAACCGCACGACCTTCGATCCCGGCATCATCGGCTATCCGCGAACAGCGGTGCTCATTACGGAAGATACGGAAGGCCCCTTGGCGTTTCTGGCCTGCCAGACCACCATCATGGCGGAAGTATTTCTTCCCCGGCCGGACTCCACCGAAAGGGAACGGGCCGCAAGCCTCGGAAAATTCGATAAATCCATCATGAAAATTGCGAAAGAAATGAATGTTGGCGATGTGTATGCCTTCATCCCCGAGACGGAAAAGGATTACGCGGAAAAAGTTCAGCGCCACGGCTGGGTGGAGGTCAAGAAAGTACGTCTATTCAAGAAGTCCACGGGCGTCAGCGTTGGAGGAACGCACTGATGGGTGGGGCGAGTGATGCGACCAAGCAGCAGCAACAGGTTACGCTCGATTCAAGCAAGCAGGAACTGCAATTCCAGTCGCAACTGATGACGCTGTTCCAGCAGCAATTCGCCAATCAAAAAGGCGTGCTGGACTTCCTGCAAGGAACGCTAAAACCGGAACTTGCTAGGGCGCAGGCAGGAGAAGGATTTTCTCCCGAAGCTCTTGCGGCTATGAGGACTACGGCCACGGATACGACAGCCAGTGAGTTCCAGAACGCTCAAGCGGCTCTTAATCAGGAACTGAAGACCTCGGGAAGTTCCAATGTTCCATCGGGCGTCACGGTGGGAGCGAATCAGGAATTTCTTACCGCGGAAGCCAGGACGCAGGCAGGAAATCAAAATCAAATCACGCTGGCCAATGCCGGACAGGCGCAGAACAACTTCTGGAACGCCATCAATGCCCTCAATGGAGTCTCGGCGCAAATCAACCCGCTCGGATACGCCGGAGAAACCAGTGGCGCCGGAGGAACGGTGGCCGGACTGGGCAACGCCCAAAGCAGCTTGCAAAACGCCATCACTAGCGCTAACAGCAGCAGCTTCTGGGGGCAACTAGGCGGAAGTTTTGCTCGCGGGTTGGGTGGTGGCTTGAGTAGCGCTTTGACGGGTGGCCTTGGCACGGGGGCAAGCATGATCGGCAGCGGGAATTTCGGGTGGTAAACAATGGCAGATGACAGCAGCCTCGCGGCAACACTGACGGACAACCCGGAAACGGGCAGCGGGCTAAGTTCCGCCTTGGCTGCTCCTACTGCGCCTACCCCCACAGCCACGCCGGATACGGCTCCGCCGCAAATGAATCAGCCGCAACAGCAGCCCGACCTTCCGCGTTTCCATCGCACCTTCGGAAATACGCTAAAAGGGATGTTAATGGGCCTGGCTATGGGCGGAATCCCTGAAGCCATTGTCGGAGGAATCGACCCACGAGCTCCGGGCCGCCAAGCCGCACAAAATCGGCAAATAGCCAAGGCCAAAATCACGTTTGCCAACGCTCAAGCAGCCCATGAAGTAGCGATGGCGCATCAAGCCGACGTGGAATATCAATTCCTTCCAGCGAAACTTCAAGATGAAGCCACAGAGCGAGGATTGAATAATCTGGACAAGGCCAAAACGGCTGGATACCTTCCCGTGGCATCGATACCGCTCGACCAAGGCCCCGCGCAGAACTCCCAGAACGCCTCAACGGCTCTCAATTCTGTCAAATCCCAATTCGGAGCGGTTCCCTCCGGGCTTCTCTACATCCACACCGGAAGTGGCGTGACGGTGATGAAGCTGCAAGATCCGAACGCCGCATTGCCGCTTATCAATCAATCTCGTGCGGCGATGGGTCAAAAGCCAATAGACCCTGCGACATTTTCCGCACTGAAGCCCGAAGACCGCGACGGCATGGCCAGGAACGCCATCAACTTCACCAATCCCCGCGATGTCAACGGCATGGTGAGCCAGCAGAGCCTCAACGAAGCGAAAATGCGCCTCGAAACCGTGAAAGCGCAGCCGGATTTCAACGGTAAGAATGAACTCGTCACCCAGCTTCAATCAGCCGTAGACCATCAGAAGGCTGTCCTTGATAGCGGGGCCGCACAAGAAGCGCAGCGCAAAGGCAAGGCTGTGGGAGCGGAAGCGGCAGCGGCACAACCAGGAACGACTGCGGCGAAGGTTTCAGAAATCAAGGCTACGTCCGGGCCAGAGGCGCAAGCTGCCGGAGCAAAGGCGGAGGCCATCGCAAAAGGCACGGCGAAAGGCCAATTAGAGGGCGGCGGAGGACCGCAAACCGACATCCTGGGGGCTACTTATACCCCTCCCGCTGGCGGCATAAAGGAAATCAACAAGCGCACAGATTCCTTCAAGAAAGATGCCGATGAACTCGCCAAGACCGAAGGCACGTTCGGAATGTTCAACCAAGTGCTGGGAGACATCAACGCTGGCAAAGATATGACTGGCGCTCAGTCGGTTGTCGCGCTATTCAACGCTATCGGCCTTTCCGCCACACCGCTCAAGGGCATGGGCATGCGCATCAACTCAAATACCGTCGCCGAACACGTGGGCGCCCGCGGACTCGGACAATCTCTCTACCAGAAATTCTTGGGCCTCAAAAATGGCGACATCATCACCCCGCAACAGGTTAAAGATTACGCCACGATTGCCATGCAGGCCCGCCACGATGCCTACGTGAACAAAATCAATGAAGCTCGCGGCCAGGGAATTGATCCGGCGTTTCTTCTGCCTCGCGGAAATGGCAGAAAAGTGGACGCCAACACCGCGCAGATTTTTTATGACACGGCTGCTGGAGCCAACCCGCAGGAAAAAGCCGCGAATGCCAAGAAGGCCGCCGCCGCAGTAGGATGGCAATTTTGAGTACTTCCTCTATCTTTGACACGCTCGCCCAGCAAGATACGCAGAAAATCCAACACGACCAGACCGTTACGCAAGGCGGCGATGTATTCGATAAATTGGCCGCGAACAACGGCCAGCCGCCCGATGCAAACGCGCCGAAAGGTCCGAGCATTGGCCCGGCCCCCAAGACATCCGATGTACCGACTTTTGGCTACGATTGGCAGACGCCAGAACAGCGCATGACGATGCCACTGGCCAAAGTGCTGATGGCCGCGCATGACAAACTGAAGGAAGCTGCCGCTTTCACCCAGGAAGGCAAAGCGGCTCATCCGGTGCAAGCCAAGCTGGGTGAGATAGCCGACCGCATCGAAGGATTTTTATTCGGCGGCGCAACGCAAGGAGAAAGCAAAATCGGAACCGGAGAAACCGGGATGCTCACCAATCCGCTCACGGGGGCATTGCTTCCTGGTGCGGAGGGCGAACCTGCTCTGGCTGGAGCGATTCGCGGCGGGGCGAGCCTCGTAAAGAGCGGCGTACAGGCTGTCAAGGGAGCCATCTCTGGCGGCGAAGAAGGGCCGGGAATCGTGAAGCAAGTCCTCAAGGGAAAAGACGTGGCCCAAGAGCCAGCCAAGGCGGCGGTACGCACAGCCACCGGAGCGACCGAAGACGCTTCCCTGCTCGAAGGCAATACTTCCATCGTGGACAAGCCGATTCAGAAACTTTTCACGCAGGAACGCGCGGCCTACGCCAAGCAGGACAAGATTGCAGGGTTCGATATGCGGGCACTCCAAGATAAGCTGGAGAACACCCAGGAACGCATCAGCAACCTCACCGATACGGAAGAAGATGTAGCAATGGAAGCAAAGCTCGAAAAGTCCCGTACCGCCATCATGGACAAGATCCAGGAAGCGGAAGGGAAACTGAAGCAGGCTGGCGTGGACCCGGAAGAAGCCAAGGGCATTTATCAGCAACGGAAGGCTGGAGAGGATTTCAAGAAAGCCATCGTGCAGCATGTAAGTTCGGATGGAGAAAGCATCAACGTAGATGGGCTCCTAGAATCCGCCAAGAAGCTGCGTTTCAACAAGTATGGCGACCGGCTGGAACAATTCATAGGCACGGATGGCGCGAATCAGTTCATGGCGAATCTCGAAGGAGCGCAAAAGTCGGGAGTTCATGCGATGAAGGTGCAGCAAGTCGCCAAATGGCTTGGAGGCATCGCCGGATTGGGCGCTGCTGGAGCAGGAATCCACGCGGTAAGACAGGTGGTGCAATGAAAAGAATAATTCTTGCAGTTTTGTTGATGCTTCTCGGCATTTGCTCGGCCGAGGCCGCGCCAACCGTCACGGTGACGGCCACTTCCATCACTATCATCGGGACCAATCAGACCATCTCGCTGACCTGCTCCCTGGTTGACCCGAATCAAACTGGCATACTGCGGTCAGGCGGAACCGTCCTCACGAATTTTTCTACCAGCACGGCTACGCCTGGAACCACTGCGACTTGCGGCCCGATATTCGGCAACGATGTCATTACCGATGGCTTCGGCAATGCCTCGACCTCCTATTATCTCATCGGCGTTTCGACCGTCAGCAACGGCATTGTCGCTTCGACTCCAGTGGTTTTACAGGCATATCAGTTTGCAGGAGTCGGAACTTTCGACCTGTCCAGTACTCTTCCGTTTTCATTAGGGCCGGTTTCTCCGGCGGGCTCGGTGCTCGGGACAAACTTGACTTTTACCGGCAACAACACCCACGGCGGGACGGAGACGTACACGGGCCCATTGGTGGCAACCAATAGCGTGACCTTCACGAACATGAACGCGAAGCTGGTGGACGTGGTTGGTGGCGCGGCCGATCCGTTGGCCAACGTCAACACGGTGGCGAATTTCAAACTTTACTCCGTCAATCCCGGCACATTGCCGCAATCTACTCAATTCCATCAAATCGACGTGTCCGGCAGCCATACCGGCGGCAATGGGGCCTTCGGCGCCGACATGGTGCAGTTCAACCAGGCCAGAGTGCATGATGTCACTGGCACGTGGCCAGCTTTTTGGGAAATGCAGGGAATGGAATCGGAAGCGGAAGCGTTCGGGACATGCTCGGCGCCGTGCTCGACAACATTGCCCAACTTCCGCCTTGTAAGCATCGGAGCTCAGTCGCACGTGCGGGATTCCGGGACCGATAACATCGTAATTCCCTTCGTATTTGACATTTGGGGCTTGGGGCCATTCCGTGACAGCACCAGCATCGCCTCACGTCCCGGAACAATCACGGTGACGAATGGCAGTACGGCCGTGACGGGCAGTGGAACGAATTTCTCAACAGGAGCGGACGCTGGAAAACTTCTATGGGTAGCTCCCAATACGCAAGGCGGCTCGATGGCGTCTAGCGGATGCGTCATCACGGCGGTGATCAGCGCGACCAGCATGACTTGCACTTCTGCGTGGACGTGGCTCACGCAAACCAGCAACTTCTGGACTACCACAGGCACCAGCGCTACCGGGCCTGGCGGCAGCACTTCGAGCATGACGAATACTCTCGGCGGATACTTCAGCCAGTCGAGTGCCGGAACATCGACTAATTTTGCCGCTGCTTTCGATGGTGCTCCCGGACACACGGAACAGAGCATTGGTGCGCTATGGAAAACCAATGGCGTGAATCAGTGGTCCTGGCAAACAACGAACAACGCCAACACACAAAGCGGAGACTTTAGCCTGATAGATTTCATCCCCAGCGCCAATGTCTTCTCGTTGCGCTTCCGCAATCCCGGCAATGATGGAGCAAGTCAGCGCGGCGATGCTTACTTCAACGCTTCCGGCCCAAGCGGGCGGGTGAACGTCAATTTCCTGCCAGGTACGGGATTCGCTGGAGAAGGCGCGCCAACCAACGTTGGAACTGGCGGACTTTGCGTAGGTTCTGGCGGCGCCGGGGCAGCGCTGACCGCCAATCCATGCGCGCTCACCGGCGTCATAGCCATACCATTCGGGACTTCCATCAAATCGTGCAACAACGGCGGCGTCACGCCTTGTGCCGGCGACATTCCGCTTATTGGCACGACTGGGACCAATTCAGAACAGATAGGGGACCCAGCAGCCGTAAATATTCTGTTTCTGTCATCGGCCACGGCAGTTCAGGTTGCTTCTCCTCTTCGTCTTAACGCGACCACCATTCAGAATGGCGCGGGCACAACCACCATGGGCCTCACGCTCAAGAAGGGCTCTGGCGGCGGCAACTACACAACTGCATCAACCACTTACGTCGTAGCCGACAGCACCAACCTTTGCTTCACGGTCACGATACCCACTGGCTGGAAACTCGGTATTTCAGCCAGCGGAGCCATTGGCACGGCAACAGGCGCAGTGCTAGCGAGCTTGGCACTGACGGATAACGCAGCGTGCGGGACAGCCAACGCTGGCCTGCTGGTTGAAACAACAGAGACAACCACGGCGGCTGGCGTGCTTCAGCCCGTTAGCTTGAACTGGGTCATCACCGGAGACGGCGCAGCTCATAACGTCGCGCTCCAGTATAAAACTTCGGCAGGAGCCGATAGCGCAACCATTCTGAATGCGAGCGCCACGCAGCTTCCGACCATGGTATTCACACTAATGCCATCGAATTAGAGGACTCCCAGAATGAAACGACTCTTACTGCTTCTGCTTCTCTTTGCTTCCAGCGCTCGCGCGCAGGATTTCATCCAGAACTACAGCTTCGTGACGACGGGCACGAAAGGACCAGGAACAAGTTTCGCCAATACCGGCGTTTCTTCGTTCTTCATGTCCTGGAGTCCGCAAACCAGCATGAATACCTGTTCTATACAGGCGGATTCTTCTTCTGACGGCTCATCGTGGGGCAGCGGAGATTTAATCGCATCGCAAAGCTGCACAACGGTAGGCTCGGCAACTACCGCCACTTTGGGCACCGGCAAGAACTTCGTTCGCGTCAATGTCACAGTCATGTCCGGCAATGGCGGCTTGAATGTGACGCTGAAGGGCTGGGGCGGAGGCGGCGGCGTTACCCCTAACTCGCCCTTGCCAGCCTCATCTTCAGGCCCGGGCCCGGTGTTCAACGTCAAGAACTACGGAGCGAAGGGGGATACACAGGAAAGCGCAAATGGAAGTATTAGCAATTTTACCATTACTTGCACTGACTGTGTGTTCACAGCAGCGGACGTGAATAAATCTACTTCCTGCTCTGTTGGCAGTGGCACCTATTGGTCGAACCTTCCCATTATAAGCGTCACGAACTCCACGACAGCCGTTATCGGCTCAAGTTTTGGTGCGGCACCTTGCTTCGTGTTCACTTGGGGGACGCTGGATGATGCGGCTGTGCTCGCTGCTACAACCGCCATGCTCGCTCAAATGAAAACGCTGAGCGGTACGGGCAATCTTGGAATACCAACAGCAGCAGCAACCTTATATTTTCCTTCTGGCAACTATAGTTTGTTGACCGCACAGATAAGTATCAATCCCGCTGCGGCCCGTTCCGGCGTGACTATCCTTGGAGATGGTTCCGACCAGTCCCGTGTCATTTCACTGACAGGTTATGCGCCCTCCACAGTTTTATTGCTAAATGGGAATGTAGGTTTCGCGCGAGTAAAGGGATTAACCTTTGATGGGATGCTTGGGTCTAGTTTCGGCACTACTATCACAGCGAATGCAAGCGCACAGGCATTTGATGATGTTACCGTTCAGCGTTTTGGAGGGAATGCCGTCTCTTCACAATCGACTATTTTCTTCTACAACTCAACGATTTTCGGGAATACTGGCGTCGGCTTCCAATGCCAGCCTTGTAACGGCGAATCAAGGGCCACCAAATACGGAAACAACGGCGGCGGTAACATTATTTTTAACGGGGTTAGTGGAGCTCCAGCCGGGGCTGGGTTCAAACTGTACGGTGGCTTAGTAGATGAATGTGGAAGCGCTACTGCTTGCACGACAATCACGAACTCCCAGGATGTTTGGTTTATCGGTGGCTCGTTCTTCGGAACGCCAAACGGTTCGGCAATTCAAGTTGACGCCAATTCTTACCTGCATATCAATGGCGGTATCGTGGGAGTTTTTTCCGCCGATTCGAATACGGGGGGATTAAAAATACTTGCTGGTGGTGTAGTCGAAGAAACTGATGTACGAAACATCGCTTCTGGTACGTCTAAATGCATCAACAATGCGGGGTCGCTATTCGATAACGGCGCAAACTCCTGTGAAAGTCAATTCACGATTATAAGTGGAACATCTACGGGCACTACGGCTGTTTTAACGCTGACCAACCAAGGGGCAGCAGTCAACACAAATTGCTCTGTTGGCGATGCCTTGTTTGTGGAGGGCGCAAACCCAGCCGGATACGACGGGTATTCCCCGGCAGGAGCTACAAGCGGGATAACGGCGGTCACGGCAACGACGCTTACCTATACGACAACTGGAAGCAATCTCGGAGCGGCAGGGGCCGCAGGAGCTGCGTTCTGTAGGAACCTACAGACATATACAGGCAGTCTTCCGCGTGCTCTGCTCAACAATCCCATCCCCAACACCTGCTACGTGACGATCACTCCCATCGTAAACGCCACGAACTATCTGATGTGCAACTGGCGAGTGCAGAACGCCGCGAACATCACGCGCATCATGGCAAGTTCGCAGAATGTCACTACCTGCGCCACAGCGCCGATCATTACGATCTCAGATGGCACGGCTACCCAAACGTTGACACTCACTACTGGCAAGCAGCAGTGGGATAGTGCTGTCGATACGAGTACTGGAGTTGGCACAACGATCTTCAAGCCAAACGGGACGATCACGGTTAGATATGACGTGGCAGCGGCATCAGCGTGCGCTACGCCGCCGACACAACTTTCTGTTTCATTCAATATCTCGCCGATCCTGAGCAACTGACATGACTACCTCGGTCTCGCTTATTGCTGCTATCGTGCTTACCTCTTTATTCGTAGGCGCTCTCTTGATGCTAAATGGCTATCAGTGGTTCCGGTTGCGGGACCAACAGAAGTATTACGAAGGGCGCTTAGAAGAGCAGAGCAAGGCTCACGGCGAGCGCATCAAGAGCATCGGGCAGCAATTACGCAACGTGCCAAAGAGAAAGAGCGATAGGGAGCAGGGACAGCTCGAGTGACGGAGACAACGACCGATGGGTTCTGACCAGACTGCTTACCTTCTTGCTGAATCAATGGAAGAGCGCGTCGCTGTGGGCATGATTAAATTCTATCGGTTGTGGCAAGAAGCCTACGGGCCGGGAACGCTCCCCGATCTAACCGCCTGCCAGAAATTCATCAAGCCCTTTGTGCACAAGGAAGCCTCGGTGCACGCTCACGGCCACTTGCACCGCATCAACGACGAAGTAACGCAGCAACGCGACCGAGCCATCGCGCATGACATCATGATTAGTGGCGCGGGCGTCGATACGAATCTCGCACTGGAGCACTTGTGAGCGTGCTCTGGCCCATCATGTGGGTAGTTATCGGCGTGCTGATCGCCCCGCTCGTCTACCCGCTGCTGGACGCGCTGATGCGCTGGCTACAGAGCAGGAGACGGCCTTGACTTTGGAACGAAAACAATGGCTCGAAGCGATGGCGCAAGCGGCCGTCGATGGCGGGCACATTTTCCCCAACATGGCGGCTTGTGAAGCGGCCGAAGAGAGCAACTACGGGCAATCCGCACTGGCTAGGGATGACAACAATTTGTTCGGGATGAAGCAGCACCAACACCCAGTCTATGGAACCATTTCTTTGCCTACCAGGGAGTTTTTAGGCGGCTCTTGGAAAGTCGTGAGTGCGAATTTTGTCGAGTATCCCGACATCAAAACTTGCTTCCAGGATCGCATGGCCACGCTCAAGCACCTGTCGGGCTCTTACCCTCACTACGCACAGGCTCTGGCGGCCCCCGGTCCATTCGAGTACGTCATCGCGGTGAGCAAAACTTGGAGCACGGACCCGGGACGCGCTGCAAAAGTCATCGGCATCTACAACGAATGGTATACCCCTGGCAGCACGGTAGCAGACAGCCTTAACACTTGAGTTACACCTGCCCGACGGATGGATTGACGCTTGCAAACGCCTAGCCCACGATAGCCTTACGGGGTGAGGGCGCTGGCTGCCGCTGACAACAACCCCAAATCCAGTACAAAGCCAAGTAAGTCCGAAAATCGGCCAGTGCCCCGCCCTCGTTTTTTAGGAGAAATGGATGACCGGATTGCTTGCCTTCATCAAACTTCATCCCACGATGATCAGTCTTATGCTGTACTACGTGATGAGCGCGGCGATCGGCTCGCTGCCCATGCCGGATGCCACTTCCCATGTGTTCTACCGCTGGTTCTTCGGCTTCGCCAACACGCTCGCCGCCAACGTTACTCGAGCCTTCGCGTCGAAACTCCCAGTACCCGCTCAGGAAGTAACGCCCGCCGCCAAGCCATAAGAGGAGCGCGAAACCATTCCCCTCAGTATTGCCTGCCCAGCTTCGCGCTCCCCCGTTTCCCCACCGGGGCACAATGACCGGCGGGAATCTCTCTACAATGCCATTTGCGCAGCCCCGCATCGCCACAGGAGCGACGATCTCCCCAATTTTAGCCCGCAGTACCAGCCTGTGACTTTGCCGCGTTCAGGGCTGCAGCGGTGGCGGTGGCCGCTATCATGGCGGTGGGTGACGGCGCTACCGTCACACTCTCAGGGATGGCGTTCGCATACGCCACAATCGCGTTGAGCAGGCCCTTTTTTGCTAGCACGTAAGCCTCGGCCTTGAGTATCGCCTCGCTGCCAGGGAACTTCGCGAGCGTGTAGGCGTTTAGGGCCAACCCAAAGCCCGGCAATGCTGCCTCCAGCTTCGCAGCGCCGCCTTGCACGACGCCAGCGGCTCCAAATGCGGCTTCGACGTCTTTTACGATCTCTACACCGACATCGAATACATGGAAGGCAGGAATGGTTGCGGGCACGACCGCCTCGACGTAGGGCTCCACTGCTTTCTCTACCTTGACCGCACCGGTGAAAATTACCTTGAACAGGTGCCCGAACTTGGTAAGCGCGCTCATCCGCCCGCTCCTGCGGTGCGCGGTGACACCCGGTAAAGCGCCTCAACAATCCCGCAAAAGATGAAGTCCTTGGCCTTCTGCTCGACCGGCAAATCCTCGTAGGCCACGAAGCACGGATGCTCTTTCTTCGCCGCGTCTTTGACCGGACCGTACTTCCATCCAGCCACGGCTTTTTCGTGCATCCAGTTGGCGTGCGAAGCGCTTGGGTCCGGTTTTGCGCCTTCTTTCAGCGTCGCCAAGTGAAACTCCACGCCGTTCCTGGCGGATAGCTTTTGCCACTCGGGAGCGTCCTCCCACTTCGGCTGCGAGGCATCACCGATAGTTTCGCAATAGGCTCGATTGGCTTCGTGGCAAATCTTGGCGGTCTGCTCAATGTCCATAAAGTGCTCCTTTTCGGCGAGACTATAGCACATTCCATGCTAGAAATCGCCGCTCCCAGAACTTCCGCTGTCCGATGAACTCGTGTCGGATGATGAAGAGTCGGACGAACTAGAAGAATCGCTAGAACTTCCGCTGTCACTCGGCGCATCGTAACTGCCGCTTGCCCCGCCACCACCGGACTCTCCTCCACCGAATCCTTGAAACTGAGAGGCCTCCGGTGGCGACTCTATTGCTGCACCGATACCGCCGAGCAGAGGACCGTCATTGCCCATATTACTCGTTGCGCCGAGTAGAAACATGCTAGTCGAAGCGTCGTCCTCTTCCGCTAGCCTATCGCTGGCGCGACGGTGGTGAACTGTTGGATGCTGTCGAATCCGCCTTTCCGTTCCATCCCAGACTTCATTTTTCTTCGTGAATGTTGGCCACATAGGGCCCTCCTTTCCATGCTAGAATCCTCGGCCAAGCAGTGACATGTGTGGGACCACCGGGCCTCCGCCTTCCGTCGCGGGGGCCTCAAAACTCATGGCTGTACTTTTTTAGTGCCGATGTACTTCAGCAATAGCGGCACTGGCGTATCGAAGTCCCAGATAGATTCCGTATGACACTTGCCGCAATCGTAAGTCACGAAACTCCCCCCGTCGTAGCAGGTAGTTGATTCGTCGCTGCAAAGCTCGTTTCGGCATTCCGGGCAATAGCAGAAGGTCCGCTGATTGCGCTTCGCTTTCCACTTCTGGTACTTCGCCCACAGCTCGGACATGACACTCATTGCGGCTCCTTTCCTTGCGCCTTGCGCTCTTCTTGCTGTTGATGCTGCTTCACGATTCTAACGGCTTCGGCATACGTTTCAGCCGCAGCCTTAAAATTACAGCTACAATTTATGCCGAACGGGCGGGCCAGCATCCGCAGGTCGTGGGTGATGGTTAGCTCGTGGGTCAAATCGCAATCCCCGGCACTTCTTCCCGCACAAGATACAGCGCCTCTTTTGGCAGGACCGGCTTTATTGCTTCGTATCGCTGCTGGCCCTCTGCGGTCGTGCGGCAATCCACTGCCGGGCCCACGCGCTTTTCCTCCGCTGCGTTCAGCCGCCTGCGCAAATGGAACGCCTTTGGCCGGTCTTCTGTCCACTCGCCAAGCGAGGCATCGCCGACTCCAGCGAGCTGCTCATAAGCCATCTCGCGGCAGCGGCGCGAATCACTCAATCCAATCACCGGATCAGAAACCGAGCAGTGCCAGACCGGCCCGCCAAAGCCCATCTCAATTCACTCATAGCCCGAATTGACCGAGATGATTATGCTCAGGCCCCGGCGCACGAAATGGAACCTTGGATGCGCGGTTTCAAATGCGAACCGGCAGTGATACTTTAAGGCTAGATTGTGCTGGTAACCCATTTTCACGTCCCTTTAGCTCCCATGCTGCGCCGCCGCCGGGCCCATGGCTAACGAGTTCGCTTTACACCGGAAATATCGCCGTGGACTTTGCCGTCCTCGTCAATTTCAATGATTTGCTCGGCTCCGAGCGCCACACACATTTCACATTTTCCATTCGAGAAGTACCGCCGCTGATTGCATCTCCCGCAGAAGCGAAGTCCTTCTTGCTTCTCAGCGTCGTAGTATTCCCGCTGCTCATACGCGCGATGTAAAATCAGTAGCAGATTATTTCTAGCTTCGCACATTTGGCAACTGTTCAGGCAGTGATCCCCGCAGCGTTCACCCATCTTGTCCGCCAGCGCTTCTAATGCTTGCCGTAGTTCACTATCGCTCATTGCAGGTATCCTTTTAATCGAAGCTCAGCTTTCTGCTTTTCAATTGCTCCGGGACGCTCAATGATTGCGTGACAGATTTCAAGAATCTCAGGCCAGCCGTACTTAGTCCTCTTGCTTCCATAAGACCATGCGGCTGTCTTCATCGCTTCAAGCCGAATCGTTTGTGCCGTTGCGCAGACATGGAAGAGTTCGCTCTTTTCTATCCCTCCCATGTTCTCGGCGAAAGCTAATTCGCGGTAAGACTTGCCGTAAAGTTTCGGCGCAATGATCTCGCCAATCTCTCGAATCTCATCAAGCAGCATTAGTCTCTCCTCTCTTCATCAGTCGTTTGAGAATTGCGTCGGCGGATTCTCCGGTTCGGTGACTTTCTTTGATTGCTTCTTCAGCAAAATCTATAGGACGCCTTTCTTCTAGTATTATTTCTTCTAACTTCTTATTCGGGTTCAGATGGGTGGACCCTTTTTCGGCTGTTTCTGAACCCTTATCTGGATTTTCTGAACCCTTCTGAACCCTTGATTCCATGAAGGCTGTTAGGTAATAGTGGTTGGTGTCTCCGGCACCTCGACCCCCGATCTCAACTGTCAGTTCCTTGAGTCCTACCAATTCATCGCGCGCCTGAAGAATAGTATTTTTAGACAATCGCGTATAGCGCATAAGCGCATCCATGCCCGGCCAGCAACATCCGTCATCGTTACAGTGGGTGGCAATCGCCAATAGCACAAGCCGCGCGCTACGCTCAGACTTAGAGTGAGTGAACACCCAACGCACAGCTTCTACTGAGATGAACATTTTGCGAGCCAAATTCCCTCAGGCGTGAATATGAAAACTCGCTGACTGGCGCTGCCATATCTGGCCTTGGGGGTCAGGTGGGAAGCAGCGCCGCCAGCAAAGTTTTTTCCCGAGCACATTTTATTTTGCCGCACCAGAAAAGTCAATCCCGAACTTGAAAATCACTAACATGCAAGGGAAGGGGGCAGAATTTTTGCAGCCTTCAAACTTCAACCGTCCTCGCAGGAAACGAATTTCTTTTGCATGAGGTAAAGCTAAGTCGTGGAACCATGCCGTGTCGACCCTCGCAGGCACAAGAAAAACAGCCAGATCCGCCTCTATCGCTTTCATCATAAATCTTGTGATTGCTCTGCCATATGGAGGGTTACAAAATACGCGCTTGTTAGCCCATGAGACATTCAGGCCATCAAAGCTGAATAGCGGCCCGTGATATTCTTCGTTGTATGGACATGGATCGAAATTGAAATGAAACTCTGCGTTCAGTTGGTCGTAAAGACTGGCAGGGGTTGCGTAGTGCGGGGATTTCGCCGAAAGTAAAATCGGATTCATTTTTTGCTTTGAACTATCCGCTCTTTCTTTGCTCATATCTAGAACTCCATGCGTAATTGCTGCAAAATAAAATCGTCTGTGCCATTTCCTGGCAGCAAATCATAAAGCCAATCACTATCTAGCACTTCGTAAATCTCATCCAAATCCAGCGGTCTTAGCTTCACTCTTTATGTCCCATCGGCGGCTCCATCCCTCGCGTTAACTCAAGCCAACTTCTCTCCGCTTCGCAAGCCGGGCAAGCCCCATCCGGCCCGTCAAAGTACACTGTACCTGTGGGGTGCCGCGCGCAGACGTTCAGCGGCTTCTCCTGGCTGATGGCCTCCCCTAATCTCTCGCGGCTGTCGGGCTGCTGCTTGCTCATGCTTGGCTCCTGTCCATTCCCAGAAGTGCTCTCCCGTCTTTCGTGTGCGTCAGTTGCCAAAAGCCTACCTGCCAAACTGAAAACTCGGCATCGTCGAAGATGCGCTTAATCTCTAGCTTCAAAACAGCCTCGGTTCCCGCTTCTCTCTTTCCTCTCGCGCTTCTTCCGCCAGACCCTTCCGAATACGCTTCACTTCGTTATCCGCCTTCTGCTTTTCCATACATGGCAAGCAGGGTCCTCGGCGACCTGAATCCACGCGGTGTTGCGTCATAGCGTTGCAGCGATTACACCAAACCGTCGCTTCCAGCGTGTTCTTTGTGTAGTGCTCAGGCATCAATCCATCTCTAACATGTGCTCGCAGAGCATCAAGTCATCATCTATTTTTGTCGGGTACATAATCTGGCCGATGATGTTCTTGCTTTTATCGGTCAACTTCCAAATTCTGCCATCTCCTGGTCTACCCCGCACTAAGCAATCTCCCCGCTGCTGCATTGATTCGGTTATGATTTCTATTTCCAAACCAACAAGCTTCCTTCCACTCGGCCATTCTTCAAGGTCAGCGAGATTTTGCAGGCACCATCTCTCGACGGGCGCGATTCTGACTTTGGCGATCATGCGCCTTTCTCTCCGAAGCGGACGTTGCGCCCATGCCGCTGCAAATGGCACCGTCTGCAGCGGCATGGGCGCAA